TCGGCGTTTGGATTTGCCGGTGCGCCATGGCGGCGTTGTGGGCGGATGCAAAAACGGCCGCTTGGCGGCGGGCGTTGGGCATGATGCGTTGCAACTGTTTTTCGGTGATGGACATACAAACTCCAGGCATAAAAAAACCGCACGCGGCGGCCGGGGAATGCGCAATCGCGCGGTTACAGGGTGACGACTTTGAGCGGCTTCGCGACTTTCTTCGGCTTTTTGCCCTTGGCTTTGGCCTTGCCGGTTTTGCCGCCGTTGCACTCGACAGTGGTTGACCAGCCACCCTGGGTGTACACCTGCTCGACAGAGTCGGTCAGGTATTCGCCATCGAGGCCAACCTTGAAGCCCTGGGCAATGATTGAGCGTTCGGCAAATAGGTCCGTGCGCCCAGGCATTTCGAACCGCACACCGGCGCTCGATCGGTTGAACGCGGCCAAGCGCGCCTTGGCCGCGGACTCGGCGGCGGTTTTGTTGGGATAGATATGTCGATCGGTATGCACCGCCGGCAGGCCGGCAGGCAAGTCGTCATTCTCCAGCGAGACGACCACCAGCTTGCCGGTCTTTTTATCCTGATGCTTGGCGCCCACCGACTTGTGCGTGCTGCGATCGCCGAGGGTGAATTGCCAGCGGCTCACGTCACTGCGCGTCAGGGTGATCGCGCCGAAGGCCTTGCCGCTGGCGGTCTGTCCGCCTTGGCGTGGCATCACCAACAATTTGCCGTCAGCGACCTTGGCCGTACAGTCGTATTGTTTGGCCAACCGCGTGATGAAATTGAAGTCGGACTCGCCGAGCTGATCCGCCCGGGCGACCTTCGTTGACACCGGACACACCGCCGTCCAACCGTTTCGCGCCGCGATATCGCCAACGATCGTGGACAGCGGCACGTCCTCCCAGCTTCCGCTACGGACGGTCTTGCCACTGCCGCGCATGTCACTGGCCTTACCCTTGATCACGATCGTATCTGGCGGGCCGGATACTGAGACCTCATCGACCACGTAGCGGCCTAGGCGAGCGAGGCCCGTCTCGACGTAGCCCAGGTAAACCTCGATCCCAATCCCGCGCCGGGGCAGCGTCACCAGCCCCTCTCGGTCATCAATGCGCAACTCGAACGTGTCCGAATCCATGCCCGGCTTGTCGGTGGTGCTGAGCTGTATCAGTCGATCATTGATCAGGCCGGTGATATCGGCGCCGTCGGCCACGATGCGAAAATTAGGCGTCATGGATTTTTTCCAAAAAAAACCCGCACAAGGCGGGCAAGAAAGTAAGGAATTTGAAGCGATGAACGACACGAGTGTAGTCCATCAATCCCACAGCGTTACCTGTTCCCGGGCGGGCGCCACTAGGTCCGGCAGCACGATCAACACACCAGTGCGATACGGCTGCGGCTCATCCGCCAACCCCTGATTGGCATCCAGCACCGCCTCCACGCTGCCGCTGAGGTGGCCATAGAAGTTATGGCAGATGGTGTCCAGTAAATCCCCCTCAGACGTTCTGCATGTCGTCGCCATAGCGTACAAACTCCAGAGTGAACCCTTGTTTACGTGGGATGCCGCCTTGCATCAGAGAGCTTTGTTCTTCCTCGACGCTTTTCAGACACCAGGTGCCCAACACATCGCCATAGCCTGTGGTCAGCGTCAGCGGCCTGAGCTGGGCCCCGAGCGCGCGCAACGTATCGAGTTGCTTCAGGCCACCCTTGAAGCCGGGAAAAATCGCGCCCTTGAGTGTGATCTTTTCGTCACCCATACCCACACCTTGCTGCGCCGGTCGACGTGACAGGCGCTCCTGGGAGGCCCAGCGGAATTCGGTCGAGCGGCGCAACTCATCAAAGGCGGCCGTGTCGAGGTTGAAGAAATACGGCTGTGCCTTGGGGTCTTCTGGCTGGATGATCAGCAGGTGTGGAAACGGCTTTACCGCCTCCGGCGCCGGGGTCTGATCCGTGGCAAAGGCCCCAGTGGGCACGATGTTGGCCAGCGATGGGCTGACCTTGCCGGCGATCTTGTTGATCGCCGTCGCCGCCTTCCCCACCTGCTCCTTCAGTACCCCCATGCGTTCGTCAATCTGCGACAGCGCCCGGGTGGCCGTGCCGTACATGGCCACCACTTTCCCGACCTGAGCCTGAGCCGCATTCACCCCGCGCATGACGCGCTGAAGCTTGGCGCCGACCGACGGGCCGACAAAGGGCAGCCCCTCCAGCTCGGACGCCGCACCGGTGATTTCGCCGATCGCGCCATTCACCGGCCCTAACATGCCGTCCAGGCTGCGCCGCCCGGTTTCCCCGGCCGAAGCCAGGAATTTCATCCCTGACTGTAATTGCTGCAATGCAGTCTTGTTTTGATCAGACATATGCCCTCCTGATTAAACGTGTGGCGCGTCGTAGAGCTTGCTGCTGTCGACTTGCTTGGCGATATCGCGTTGGTGCTGATCGAGGTACGGTTTGAGCTGGGCGTATAGTTGCGCCCCGTCCTTCACGTCGCCGTTGACCGTCAGCGAAAACGGCGCCTGAATGTCCACCTTGGCCGCCTCCGGTTTTACCGCCATTGGTTTCACCAACGCACCTGCTGCTGCGTCCGTGCTGGCCGGTGGCAGCATCATGGCTTTGGCCGCCTCTCCCGGTTGCGGCGCCGGATCCTCCAAGCCCGAGCGAATCACTTTCGGCCGGCGCAGCTCCGAGCCCGGGAAGCGCACCTTGTTGGCAAAGTGCGGCATCAGCATGGCGTCTTTCGAGTTGAGGTCGCGTGGGTCATACGACACCGGCGCCGCCGGTGCGAGCGGTTCGGGCGGCGGCGCGATCACCGCAGGCACAATCCCCTTACCCGCATTGGCCATCATCAAAGGCCCCGTCACCGGCGGCGCGAACGACTGGGCAATGTTGCCCATCACTGGCGGAATGTCCTTGCCGGCATTAGTCATCATCAGCGGACCAGCCGCCGGCATCCGCTTCAGCTCGTCGTCGGTGCCAAACATAGACTTGCCGACCACGCCGCCCAGGGCGTCACCGCCCATATAGCCGAGGTAACCGCCGATCAAACCACCGACGATGTTGCCAATTATCGGCACGGCAGTTCCGATCGCCGCCCCAGCGGCCGCCCCGGCCAGCGTGCCTGCCAGCCCGCCCGCCGCCTCACCGTAACCTTCGGCTTTTTCGTCCTGGGTCACGGCATTGTCATAGGTGTCCTTGGCTTTCAAACCGGCCTCAAACACCGCGAAGATTGCCGGCCCCTTAACACCTGAGGCCACGCTCCGGCCGAAACCACCGGCCGCCCGACCGACCGAACTGGAGGCACTCGCGGTGCTGGCCACTTTGGCTGTGTTTGAGGCTGTCGAGGTGGCGCTGGCCAGCTTGCCGCCTTTACCTCCCCTACCGCCCTTCTTGCCCTTCTTGTCGCGCTTGCCGTTGTCGTCCAAGTCGCCAGCATCCAGACCGCCACCGGCACTACCGCCCACCACAATGACCTTCTGCGGTATGTTCGGATTACCCATCAGCGAGCCGCGCCCGAGGTTCATCAAACCCTTGGCGATCTTGAAGGTACTCATGGCGCTCTGAAAGGCGATCACCGCCGCGACGGCCGCGCCGATCCCGGTCACCACCTTGGGTGATTCATCCGACAGTTTGCTCAGCCCCTGGGTGACGTAGGTCAGCCCGTCCGCCACCGTGTCCGTGACCGGACGGAATGCATCACCAATCGCACGCATGGCTTCATCCATGCCCTGCGCCATTTCCGCCCACTTCTGCGCCGACGACTGCCGACGTTCCTCCAGGTTCTTATCCAAGATTCCCGTGGCGCTGGCCGAGTCCTTTTTCAGCTGGTTATACAGGTCCTTGTTCTGCATAAAAGCAGTCAGCGCCGCCTTGACTTGCATGTCGGCGAACAAATCACCGGTGCGCAGGGCTTGTTCAAGGGACGCGATCATAGCCTTAGCCTTTTCCGGATCGGCTTCTTTGCTGATCTTGGCCGTGGCTTCGGCCATGGCGGCGGCTTTTTTCGGATCGGTTGCCGCGATGTATTTTTGGGCCAGCTCGAAGCTGGACTCCAAGGTGGATTTACCGTTCTGCAGGCCGGTGTTCATCGACCCCTGATAGTCAATCCCGGCCTTTTTGTAGGCCTCAACCGTATCGCCTGAGCCGATTTTTCCCATCCAATTTTTCAGATTGTTGGCCGCCTCGTCGGCGCCGCCGGCCGTCTTCATCTGCACCTGCAACATCGAGCCCAATTGGCTCACTGCGTCCATACCGGTGATGTTCAACGCGCCCATGTTCGCCAGCAACTCGGGAAACCAACGGGCCATGTCAGCGGCTTCAAAACTGCCTGCCTGCCCCTGATAGGCGATCGCCTCCAGAGCCTTTTGCATGATCGCCGGATCGGATATTTTGGCGTTCTGGCCCAGGGCGTTGATCATCTTGGCCGTTTCGTTACCATCCGAGCCCTGCCCCACAACAAACTTGGCGGCGGTCGGTGCGTACTGCAGCGCCTTGTCCAGCTCCATGCCTGCACCCACCAGGGCGTTGACCACCTCGGCCACCTGATTGCGCGCCATGCCGGTGTCGCGAGAGGTGTCGATCACCGTCCTCGATAGCTGCGCTTCTTCGGGTTTGTTGGCAATGTTCGACTTGATCGCGATGTCACGAATGATCGCGCCATAATCCGCACTGACCTTGGTCGGAATCACCATCGCCGCCGTGGCGGCGGCCGCCTGGCCGACGCTGCTTTTTAGCTGCTTTTTGCCTTCGCCGATTTGCTGGTGACCCTTGGCTTTTAGCTCGGCCTTGTTCGCCGCTTGCCCCATGGCGGCGTACGCCTTGGCCAGGTTGCGAACTTCGACACCCTGCTTTTTCAAGGTGCTGATGTTGGACTCAAGCTGCTTCAGCAGCGCCCCAGCCCCTTTCTCGCCCGCCGCGTGCGCCTTGCGCCATTCATCGCGCAACCGCATGGTGTCGGCAATGGTCTTTTCCAGAACCCGGGCTTTTTTACCTTCGGCCTCCAGCCGCTGGATGCGACCGGTGACGTCTTTGAACGCGGCTCCTACCGAAGAGCTGACCGCCCCGCCAATGACCAGGCCGAGCGCGAGTTTGTTCGCCATGTGCATGCCCTATACGTCGGGTAGAACAAAGGTGGCTCAATCCGTGAGCCACCAAACCATCTGATCAAACGGCATGGCCGTGATCTCGGCAGCGGAGAACCCCGTCTCCCTGGCCAAGCGTCGGGCCGCCATATTCAGCGTGGCGGCGTTAAACGTCGCCCTCGCCGACCAGGCGAAAATAGCCAGCCTGCAAGCGCAGGTAATCGACGTATTTCAGCGACAGCAGCTCGGCTTCGGTGGCGGTCAGCAAACTGCAGAACAGGTTCATTTCCATCTTTTCATAGTCGCCATTGGCTGCCGCTTTCGCCGCGTTGACATCACGCAAGCACGGTGCACGCATCATCAATTTGTCAGTGACGACACCGCTAAAATTAGCCTGGTGTCGCAGCGTGACAGTGACACCGTCATCGTCGATTTTCAGGAACGCCGGTACTGCTTTTTCTTGCGCTGCTTGAGTCATGTGTTTTGTCCTTAGAGGCCGAGGGCCGAACGTTCTGCGGCCAGTTGATCGACACCGTCGACCACCTGAATCATGTTGAGTGGGTCGATCTCGTACATCACGCGCCCGTCGATTTCGAGCTTGTAATAAACGGCCTTGATCGCGTGCTTGATCTCCGCTTTATCGCCCGTTTTCCAGTCGCCCATGTCGACCTCTTTGATGCCGCCGCGCAGGGTGACCACGACCGGCGTCACCACGCCTTTCAAGCCCCGGAAGGCGCCCCGAAAAACGATGGTGCAGGCGGTCTGATCGGCCAGACCGAAGTACCTCAGCGACTCACGGCGCACGCCGTTGGTGGTAAAGGCCGCCTCGAGCTTTTCCAGCCCCATGGCCATCTCGATCGGGGCGGACATACCGCCGCCCTGATAGTCGTCATTTTTCTGAGTGAGCTTGGGCAGCGACAGGGTCGGCACGTCACCGGCAAAACTCACGCCGTCGACAAACGCGGCGCAGTTGGAGAGAACTTGAGGAATCATTGATCGGCCCCCTTAGGCTGCTTCAAGAACTTCGGTCAACCATTCGTTGGTGACTTCAATGAGGAAGTTCGGGTTTTCGGCCGGCGGCACGTCGGTGAAACGGATGCGCCAGAAAACTTTGCCCTGCTCGATTTGAGCGGCCGTGTTCCGCTCCTTGTCTGCGTAGACTTCGAAGTTGATCACCGCGCCGGCGTTCTTCTGATCGGCCATGAACGCCTGAAGCCCGGTCGTCACGTCCTGCACGTAGGTCTTGGTGATCGAGCGATCGACCGCCCATTTGTGCCCCGCCTGGATCGCATCCATCAGGATGTCGCAGGTCCGTACCCGGGTGACGAACGCCCATTTCGGATCGCTGGACAACGTGCGGTTACCCCACACCAAACATCGTTGCCAATCTTCTGGCCTGGGTTCTTCATGTCCCGCACCATCACCCGCTGACGCTCTTCATCGACGTCCTCCCAAAGCA